CTCTCCGTTGACGTACAGCTTTATTCTGTTAGAAGCTGTTGCGTTGCCACGGTCTTGAGTAAGTACAACGTGCATCCAAGCTGAAACATCACGATATACTGCGTTAGTTTTTAAAATAAGGCCGTTTGCGCCTTGCCGCCAATCGTAGTAGTTAAGGTTATTTCCATCGAGGTAAAGATAAAACTCACTAGCCCTAAATATGTAATTACCAGCAGTGGTTCTTTTTATCCAGAACGAAAGGGTTTGCGTTAAGCTAGAACCATTTGTAGATGGTGTCCACTGTAGGTAAGGGTTGTCACCATCCTCAAAGCGCAGGGATGAACCCTCGGCTAGCGCACCTGTGGCATACATAAATTGGGATGAACCGAATGGGCCAGACATGGCAACTCCTATGCGAAGGCTAGTTGTGGTGTGCCAAGCAGAATACGCCCAGTTGCCGCTACAACATACGGCACGATGTCAGTAGTGCTTGCAGCTGTAGATAGCGTAAGGCCAGCCGCACCAGCAGTCTCATAGTCTGTGCCTAGCGATATTGTTCTACCGCCTGTTGCATCTTGGATAAAAACAATAAACCCAGACTGCCCAACCGTTTCGGTAGTTGGATTAGCCAGCGTTACATTTCCTGTTAGTGTCAGAACAAAGTTTTGATTGACTGCAAAGTCTAATGTAACAGACCCAGTGTTTGTTGTGTCAGTGTCAGTAGAGCCTCTCTGTGCCGCAGTAAATGTCTGGGCCACATCAAGCTTGGCTGTGTCAGCATCAAACGCTTGCACATCTACGCCAACTTCTAAATCTACCGCTTGCTGTGCCGCACTTACACTAGCCGCAGTAAACAATGCCTTGCCTACTGTAGTGCCGCCAAGGTTTGTCTGCGCTGTTGCCGCACTAGCAAGGTCAGATAGATTGTTTGCAACAGTCAAAAATCCTGTAGCAGATATAGCCGCAGTCTGCCAAGCAGACCCGTTGTAAACCTTTAGCTCGTTGCTGGTGGTGTTAAAATACAGGTCGCCAGCGTTTAATGGGTCGCCATCATTGTCTACAGTTGGGTCAGATGATTTACTACCTAAATATGTATCATCAAAAGTATCGGCAGATAAAGCCGCAGAAGCCGCACTTGCTGCAGCAGCAGTGGCAGAGGTCGAGGCATTTGAAGCCTGTGTTGTTGCAGTCGTGGCAGATGTAGCGGCATTGTTAGCTTGTGTTGTAGCTAAAGCAACTTGAGCCGCACCATTTGTTGTAGCCTGTGTTGCACTGTTTGCGGCGGCTGTAGCACTTGTAGCCGCATTTGTGGCTGATGTAGCCGCACTCACAGCGTCAACAATTAACTCAAAATGAGTAGTGTCTGTTAGCAAATCACCAATAGCTGAATCAGCAATACAAATGTAAATGTTGTTTAACTGTGCGGCAGTAGTTGATTTAATAATGTCATGCTTAACATAAGCCGCAGTAGTTGTTGTTGCATCTGCTCCTTTGTAATCACCAATAGTAGTAGATACCGTAACAGCACCGTTAGCATCAAATGACAGAAACTTGTTAGCTCTAGTTGCTGATGAAGGTAGTGTAATAGAAGCGGCACTATCAGAATCGGCTAGCTTCATTGTACGGCTAACTTTAGTTTCAAGCTCTTGCTCAATAGCAATAATCTTGTCTAGCTCTGTATTTAATGATGATATATTAAAAGGGCCTGATGTTGGAAAGTCAGTCGTTCTAGCTACAGGAATATCTCTGAGTATAGTAAAGGTATCAGTTCCAGAACTATAACTGTCACCAAGAGTGACATATCCACCAGAAAATCCATCATCTACAGACGTTCCTGTAACAGCAAATGTACCAGTGCCAGTTCCTCTTGATAACGTAGTATCTACACCAGCCGCAGTCGTCACAATAACGTTGATGTCATCGAGGTCAAAGAATGGAAAATCAATCGTTAACTGCGTTGTGTTGGCAGTTACCGCTTGGGTGTACTGGACTCTAGCGTCATTATCTGCAATTTCTATAGTAGCCATACTTTATCTATTCCCTATTGCTAGTTTGCTGTCTATTCACATTACCACCAAAAGCCCCATCATATATTGGGTCTAAATAAAACAAATTGCCACTTGGGAACACAAATCTCATATCTCTCATCGTGTCATCAGTAATGTTGTTGTTCAAAACATCCCCTATAACACTGCTTGCATTAAGCATTGTGCTACCAGCAGGGCCAAAAACAGACCCAATTTTAGCACCAGAATGAACTGGATATTGCTGTTGCTCTGTTAACAATGGACGCATTCCTATTTTGTAGTCGCTAACCTTTTCAATTGCGTTGTTTACATCCATAAACCAACCTAAAACACCGCTTCTATCTATTGCATTCATAAGCTTTTGGTCAGCAGTTTCGTCACTTGTTATACCATATTGGCTTCTTTTTATTTCATTAACCATAGCAGCCAATCCAACAATCAAAAATGCACCTTGCCAAAATGCACCATCTTTTTCTTGCAAACCAGCAGTGAGCATACGAACCATAGCCCCCTGACCGTATGATTTAAACTGGGTCATAAGAGAACCAATTTCAGTAGATGTCCATAAAGCCCTGTCTCCAGCACCGGGAGTTATAATGGTACGTTCTACATTCTGATTTAAAGCATTTCTAAACTTTAGACGTTGAGCCATAGCTTCGTCAGACCAGCCATCGGTATTAGGAATCCATTCGTTTCCTTCTTTTTGACCATTCTTACGAATCTCTTTTCTCATAATCCTATAGTCATTTTCACCTATACCGTTCTTAAGAAGCTTTTCTTTTTCTGATTGAGAAAGAGACTTCCAGCCACCCTTTTTCATAATGCTTTCTGTCATTCTTAAAACGGTGACGTTACCAGCTATTTCTTTGATTGACTGATTCCATATGTTCAAACCGTTCATCATAAAGAACATGCCAGTTGCGTCATTCAAACTACGCTCCACAGCAAAACGATTACCAAACAAATCGCCAATATCTGACATAGCATGCGCTCTTAAGCCAAGAACAGCATCTACAGCAATAGCCGCTTTGTCTAATTCGCCCTTGTTCATTTGCTTGATAGTATATGCTTGCTGGTCAAACATAGACTTGAAGCCTTTATGGTAGGCATTAGAAAAGCCCTCAACCATAACAATCCTTGCTATGTCAGGAACAGAGCTAACCATAGCACTTCCCATTCCTACTAAAACATTGAAAGACTTCATTGTTCTAACAAAACGACTTGAGAATGCATGTGGGTCTTTAGAAGCTCCATAAGTTCCACGAAGCCTGTCTCTTAGTCCACGAATGTCTCTTATATCCGCTTCTTTAGCCCTTGCTAGCTCAGACCTTTTAGCAAAGTCTGATGTCTCTGATATTAGCCTATCATATTCTCTAGCTATTTCATCTATTTGGTCAGACATATCAAAGCTTCCGTATCTTCTCGCAAGCTCAATATCCATTCCCATAGTCTTTACATGGTGCTTAATTAAGGTTTCTATATCCCTCTCAAGAAACTCTTCTATAAGTTCATCAGGTATTTCAAAGCTTCTTCTTTGCGCTCCAGATGCGTTTTTAATAAAATCTAGAGAGTCATAACCACCCTCTAAATCAACAAACGGCTTTCTTCTTGTGACAGAATCAAGTATTTCAGCCGCCATTTTGTCTGCGTTAGATGCGGTTTCACCCTTCTTAATCAGGTAAGTTCTTACTATATTTAAAAATCTTGGAGTGTTTTCTTCAATTTTATCTACCCTGTACACTCTAGGAACATAAGATTCAGCAGTGTTTACAAGAACCCCAGACTCTTGAATTCTTGCAAGCTCTCTTTCTATAGACTGAATTGCTTTTGCGTCTCCAGACTCTCTAGCTACTTTAAGTTCTTTTTCTAGTTGCTTAGTAAATAAGCCTACTTGTTGAGCTTCTTGTTTTATAAAATTAAATACTGGCCTATATGCCTGAGCCGCTTCAGTAACAAATGATGAAGCAGAGTCACCAACTTTATCTATGTCACCCCTAGCCATTGCCATGCCTACACGTTGCCTAAACTCAACTTCTGTAAGAGTGTTGTCTGCCCTTCTAAATATATCGCCTGTTTGCATTTTTAGCATTTCAACAGCACGACCAACATCGCTTTCTGGAACAGCCCTGTTTCTATATTTAAGATAAGCAGAATCAGAAACTCTTATAGACTCCAGTAACTTCGGCAAATAAGTAGTTCTAAACGTAGCTTCGACAGATTGGTCCATTTCTATTCCAAAAGACCTAACCTTTTTCTGCATAACACCGCCAACATCAACCATGCCTACGGCTAAGTTTCTAACAAAAGCATTGTCACTATTAAGCATTCTATTAACTGGATTCCACCCTAGCTTTTCAACTCCAATGCCAGTTTCTTCTAAACCCTCTTGCTCCAACTGACGATACATAGTTGTTCTTACTGTTTCAGGATTAGCCCCTGCTCCAGCAGATTTTGGCAATCTTTCGTACCCTTCTCCAACAGCTTCATCTGATTGACGCATTTGAGCTAAATTTACAGCAGACATGTTTTTACCAAAAGCAACAGTCAAAGTACCACCAAGTATAGCGGCGGCAGTTAATGCCATTGCACTATGGCTAGCATCTCTTGCTTCATTTTGTGTTTCAATAAGGCCCTGTTGCCCAGAAGTCATCATATATGTAAAAGCAGCACCCCCAAAAAATCTCCTTACAGGCCCAGCCCTCATAATTCTTACTGGTGCTATTGGGGACATTATAGTTGGGGTGGCTAACGTAACACCAACACTAAGCAAACCGCCATAATTAGACTGGTCAAGAACATACATGTCTTGCCTGTCTTCTTGCATACGTCTGTATTTTTCCATGGCTTGCTCATGGCTACCTACATGCCTAAAGAAAAACAAACCATCCTCTCCAACAAGACTCTTAAGCCTCTTGTCTTTAAATGGAGAATACCCAGGAACAGACCTCATTTTAGGATCAATAGATGAATTTATCAGCCTGCCCAAAGCTGGACCTACATGATATTGGTCAATAGCCGCTTCAAAAGCCTGACCAAGAGTAGGGGTGTAAAGATGATAGTCAAAAGAGTTTTCGTCTAATTTACTAGCTACTCTTTGACCAAATCTATCAGACTCAAAGCCATACATTCTATTGTGCAAATCACGATAAACATTGTTTTTAGGTATGCCCTTTTCTTCAATGAGCTTTTTTATTCTTAGCTCACTTTCCCTAGCTTCCTTTTGCTCTTTGGTAAGTTTAAAGTTTTTAGGTACTGTAAAGCTGTTCTCAACACCTATTTGAGAAGGCTTAAATAAAGCATCAAAGCTACCCTCTTCAGGTAAAGGGACGCCTTCAGCCTCTAATTTTTTTTTTAAAACCACCCCAGAGAGTAGGCTGGCCTCTTTATTTCTTCTGGTAGAGTACCTGTCTCCAAAGTCCTCTAAGTTAGCAACAGCATCTTCCCAAGAACCACTTGTCACTTGCTTCCAAAAGTTAGGTGTTCTGCTTTCTAAATCCCCATACTGAAAAGCAACAGATGCAACAACTGTTTGTTGCTCTGGAGAAAGCTCATCAAAATCACTGTTTGTAGCATTTTGCCACTTTTCCCTCAACTTGCTTAACTCTTTGGTTTTAGCAAAGTTATCTACTGTGATTGCTTGCTCTTCAGATAAATTTAAGTTCTTTGCTATCTTCTGTGCCTCAGCACCTTTAAAGCCAAGAAAAGGTTTTAATGCTTCTTTTAGGTCATCATCAAGACCTTCTAAGTCTGACTCTTGCCTTGCACCTAAGTCAAACCCAGTTCCTATAGTAACCCCAGAAGAAGAAGCACCAGCATCAGGAACATATCCTGTTGTTTCAAAGCCTTCTAGTTCACGTATAAAATTCCAGTTTACTTTGCTCATTATTTAAATCCAAGGCTGAGTACAGTTTCTTTTAATCTCCAAAGCTCTTCAATATCTTCTGTAGTGAAAGGCTCTATTGATTCATCCATTCTAAGGTAATCTGAGTTTTGGCCTAAACCAAAGTAAATCTCGTTTACCTTTTTTATCAATGGATCAAATGAAGAAGGCTGTCTGCTTTCTTCCCATTTTTCAAATGTGTTTTGCAACAAGCCTCTATCAAGCAAACCGCCTAAAGATAAAAACCTCTTTATTTTGCTAGACTTTACTTCTTGCAAAGCATTTCTGTAGCTTTCGTTTTGTGAGGAATAAGCAAAGTCGTATCTGTAGTTGTCTGACAGAATATATGGAACACCAAGCTTGTCATACAAAGCTACCGTGTAGCTAGGCTTTCCACCCATATTGTCGTTAGCAAAAAACTTTATACTAGAGCCGCTTCCTACTTCTTGCAAAGCACTATAGAAGCTTTCATTTGCAATTCCTGGAACTGAGTTAACAGCTTGAACAACATCATTAACAATCATTTCGTGAGTTAAATTTACTACAGGTTTAGCATTTCTTCCAGCCACATCATCCATAGGAACTGTGGATTGAGCATGAGTAAGAACTGGAGATTCAACCATTTCTATCTTTCCAGTACGCTCATTCTCCTCTAACCCATAGCGTTTTCCAATGCTTGTTAAAACACCAAACATAATCTGCTCTGGAGCTACAGCCTTGCCGTGCTGTAAAAGCCTTGAGTAAAAAAGGTCTTTTATAGAGTTTTTAACAACTGGATTATTTAAAACAACCTTATTTACATCGTCAGTAGATATGTTGTGTGTGTCAGCAAACTCTTGTATAAAACGTTCTCTTTGAGGGTCATTTTCGTTTATCCCTAACGCAGAACTTAGAGTCATCAAAACTGGACTTCCTATTCCAAAAGGAACATCCATTGTAAGTGTTTTTCTAAATGTTTCTTGCAAAAACTCATCTGCAAGCTCTTCTGCGTTTCCATCTTTAATTCTTGTCCCAAAGTAATTGTTCAAGCCCCTATTGTAATCAACTGGGTTCTTAACAATCTCTTGAGCAACAGAAATACCAACGCTGTTAGCAAGCGTCATGTATGTTCTTTCTTCTTCAGAAATGTTGTTTTTCTCAAACAAGTCATACATTATGGCATATCTTGGCTTGTCGCTTTGACTAACCATTATGTCCATTGTCTGACCCATCACTCTAACAGCTCTATCTGTGGCTTCTTCGCTATACCTTGCCTGCTTAATAAGGTCTTTAACTTCAGGCAAAAGTAGCCCTTCAGAGTTTAAAGCAAATGATGCGGCTGTATCAGCAGATGCTTGAAACACAGACTCATCATTAGAAAACAAATTAATATTAACAGCTTCTCCATCTGGCATTATTGCTTTGTCGTATCCAAAAGACTTAACATAAGCTTCGCTTTCTTTGTCACTCAAAGTCATTGATAAAGACAATTTGCTTTGTGCAGTTTGTGCCAAAATAACTTCGTCTTGCCTTTTTCTCATATTCTTTTTGTACTTTGAAACATCAGCAAGATAAGCGTCTTCTGTTGCCCACCCAGCACCTACACCATCTCCAATAACGCCAGATTTAATTAAGTCAGGTATTTTTCTTATAAAAGTTTCTACCTGCACTTGGTATGAACTAAAATCACTCAACTCTCTTTTTAGAGTTGAAGAAACAACTGTCCTTTTGGGGCTTCTTGTTTTGGTATCAAAATATTTAAGATACTGAGCTTTTACTTCGTAAAATTGCGCTGGGTCTATTTGTCCGTTTTCATGCATTTTTCTAACTTTTAGAAAAGCAGAAACCATTTGAGATTCTCCAGCAATATCGCCAGAAGCTATAACATCTTCCCAGTTTAAAATTAAATCTTTAGCTGGGCTAAATTCCTCATTTATTCTTTGCTGGTCTGATGCCTTACTTTGCTGTAATGCACTAAAGACTTGTGTAGGCTCAAGAACGCTTAAAATTGGGTCTTGATTTGAAATCATGTCCACAACGCTTTCACCATTTATAACTCTTGAAATGATGTTTTGGTAAGCAGACTCCCTCACCTTTGAGTCTTCAGTTAACTCAGCTTGTTTTAATCTTTGCAAACTGTTTGCGGTTACTGTCAAAGCCGTTCTTATTTGCTCCTCATCTATGTCAGGATTGCTGTAGGCTTCATCAACAATCTCTTCAATAGCTTCTAATGAACTGCTGTAACCGTAGTCTCCATTTTGGGTAAAGATTTTTTCAATCGCAGACTGACCAACTCTAATTGCAATTGCGCTTTGCTGGTTTGATCTTAACTGTTCTATTTTTAAAGGATTAACACCAAGGGTTTGCAAATTTTCAAGTATAACTTCATTCTCATCCTGAAGCTCTTGAACACGCATTTCAAAGCCCTCAACAGAAGAATCGTCATCTTCTACAGGACCAACTGCTGCTAAGTTACCTAATTCTTTTGTGTTTATAGAGAGGTTTTTTTGCAAACTTGCTATACCAACAAGTTCTGATTCCTTTTGCTGTTGAGCAAATGCTTGATTTTCAGCAGAAAGAAAAGCAGATTCTATCTTTGGGGCTAGTTGAGCAAAAACATTTTCATCGTTCAATTGCTCTCTAAGACCATCTGCATAACCATTCATATCTGCACGAACTTTATCAGGGTCATTTTTGTGTTTTATGTAAGAAACAGAAGCCGCACTTTTTATATCATTTACAGCCGCCGCTACATAAGCACCTACTGCTGCTTTTCTGTGAGCCTGCAAAACTTTGTCTGCATCGCTTTTAGGAAGATTTTTAACAGATTGCGAATAATCAAGATTTATTAAAGGAGATAGTTTCCATTGCCCTTGTTCATCTTTTGTGTACTTAACACCAGCAGTTTTTCCATCTATTTCAGCTTGACGTATTGCATCGTTATAATCACGATTGCGAATTTGAGTCCCTATTTGAGATACACTTTGGCCAAGTTGCTGATATGCATTGGCGGCAGATTTGAACCCAGATAAATCAGGCATACCTGTAGGTTGAGTAAATACGCTTCTACCTTTTGTTCTTTGGAATGCCATTATTTACCACCTATCTTAAAGCCATCTGTTGCCTGACCAACCCCCATAACTGCTTGCCCAATAGCGGCTGTCATCTTCGCCTTGCCTTCAGCCCTTGAACCAGCCGCACTTATCTGGAACTTTCGTCTATTAGACATTCCCATTAATTTTATAGATGATATGTCTTTCTTAGCTATCTTCTTTTCTTGACCAGCTAAAGTAGCTACAGATGCAGAAGTTCCTAAGGCAATGCCTTGTGCTGACATAGATGTGCCTAAAGAAGCAAGCTGTTTACGCAACTGAGTATTACGCTCTTCTTCTTGTTGACGAGCTTGAATAGAAGCCATTTCAGCCTGTTCTTCATAAGCCCTTGCTTCCATTTCGCTAGCGGCTTTAGCTTGTCTAGCACCAGCTAAACCAATTACAGCACCAGCTACTTGTGCATAAACACCCATTATACTTCTACCTCAAGCATTATACCATTTATCGTTATAGGTAATGGCTGGTCTTGTGTTAACGTTACTGTACCTTCATTACCCCAACCTAGTAAATACACTTCTTTTCTGCCTGTAATAACATTTGGCTGATTAGCAAAGTTGTTTGTAACTCTTCTTACAAGCAATGTTGTACCTTTAGTCTTTACGTTCAACGTTTCATTCAAGTCTAGCACAGCACGAACTACACGTCTTTTCTGACCGAATGATATACCATCTGGAAGCTGAAACTCAGCAGGGAGTGTAATAAGCTCTGGAGTATAGTCTAAGCCAACTTCAATATTGTCTACTGCGGCTGTAAGCGTAAAGTCACCATTTGCATCAGTAGTGTAAGTACCCATAGCATAATTTTCTGACTTAACAACAATCTGAGTATTAGGCAAATGAGCTATAGTCCAGTTTGTTTTAGCTGTAGCGTTAGTAGCTTTGATAGCAGAATCGGTATGATACTCATTATCTAATAGCTCAAGAGAAGTAAATGTTGCGCTGTTTATTGTTCTTTCGCAAATAGCATATACTTGCCTGTTAACAACAACTACATTTTTAAACTCGCCTTGTGTAGACCATTCAGCCCATCCCTGTAGCTGTTCTTTACGAATAGACATGAATACTGGCATCTTACCATCTGAGTTTACTAGATACATATAAGCTTCTAGCTGGTCTGCGGCTTCACGCTGAGATGCCATCTGAGTAGGTGTGCCAATGATATGTGGAGATATGAGAGTTAAAGCATCAGCATTATATGCTTGCCCTACATCAGAATATACAAACTCTCTTACAGCACCTTTTGACTTTGTAAGAAACACCATAGCACCATCAAATTCCACTGGAGGAACACTGCTACTTCCATAAGATGTCTGCTTCTTCACAGATATAGTTGTTGGCGTTAAAGGTTTGTTTTCTGAAGTAGGAACATAAAGCTCTTGCTCAGAAGTAAAGATAGTTAAGTGTCTAAAAGACCCAAGTGCCTTAATCTCTGATATCTGATTTTCAGCAATTTGTATCTGGATTGACTCATCATCCAGTGCTTCGCCAACATCAAAGTTAAAGAACTCACCAGTCTTTGACATAAACAAATGGTTTGGTAAGTCCCTAGAACCACCAAAGATTAAACGTTGGTCGTGAAATGTAACCGCCCTAGCAAACCCTTTTCTGCTAGAGAACACCTGTTCTTTCCAAGTCGTTCTAGCATTTGTATTAGCTGGTGCTGTATCAAACGTTCCAGTAATAACAGTGCCAGAAACATAAGCGGTAATATTAATATGGTGAATTACATCACTTGAGTCAGTAAACTCAATCTCTTCACCAACCCAAGTAGCATCAAATATAGATGTACTAGCAGTTATGTTCTGACTACCAGTATTTGAGTTTTGAGGCGTAAGAGTTACTGCTGGGTCAACAAATCTAAAGTAAGGCTGATGTATATAGTTGTTAGATGAGTCAAACTGATAGTCAACAAGATTGAAAGTATCTACTGCTGTTCTTGTCAGCTTTTGCATTTCCATATCTGGATGCACAATAATCATTGTATCGCCAGACTGAGCAACACTTAACTCACCAATCATTGCAGTGGTCCAAGGGCATGATGTGATGGTATCTGCTATTGCAGTAGGTGTTGTTACATCAACAACATCTAGCTGACCATTAGAAAATAAAAGAATATAGGCTTCATCTTCATCATAGATGTAAGTTTCTGTTTGATATGGAATATCAGAAAGCTCTTGAAGATACCTAAAACCACCTCTGCGTCTAATACCGCCTTGAGATAAAATACGAAAGTTCTTGAGGCTTTTTACGCCATTCTTATATGCGTTGGAATCAACCCTAGAAGACAGTAAGGGTGTAATCTCCCCTGCTGTAAAGTTGGTGTAAAACTGACGTAATAGAGCCATTCATTATGTGCCTTCTATTTGCTGGTATGCACCAACTCTTGCTCTGCTGTAACGATTCAAGCGTATGCCTTGTGTTGTTACCTGTTGTGAGTCTCTGGCTTTGGCTTTTCTAAACTGTGCTTCTGCTAGATTTGTGTAAGAAGTGGCAACATCGCCTTTTCTAGTCACAGATAAAGCCAAAACAGAT